TAACTAATGCAAATTCTAAGGTATTTAACTTGCGCTTTCGTGAACAGTTGCCTGAATTAGCCAATCGTTTCGATGCTGTGACAATTACGGTAAAAGTAGGGTTTGTTTCCGGCAAAGTGCCAAAACCAATCCAACAAGCTATTTTGCTAAAAATTGCTGATATGTATGAGCGTAGAGATGATCGTGCCGAAGTGATTTCGACAACCTCTCAGGCTTTATTACGTCCTTACAAAAAATTCTAGTTATGGCAGACCAACTTCCTTTTATCGGACAACTCAATCGAAAAATCCAAATTCTAAAAATGGTTAAAACCCGTAATTCGACGGGCGAAGAAGAAATCGTGTATAATGTGATTGCTTCTCCTTATGCAATGATGCAGGATATTTCGGGTAATGAGGATATTGAAGGAAAAGTTCGTCATTTCATTAATAGACACTATACTATTCGTTGGTGTGGAATTTTTGGCGCAAATGTAATTACAGATCTATTGGTCCAGGATGGTGTAAATCGTTTCAATATTTACCATAACATAGAATTAGGTCGTAAGCAATTTATCAAGCTTTTAGTACGCGAATATGAGTAGTGGATTAGGAATTCAAGTAGAAGGATTTGAAGAGTTAAAGCAAAAAATTATTTTGCTCTCAGATGATAAAGACAAACGTCGTGAGGTACTTTTAATTTTGAGACAAATAGCAAAACCAACACTTCAAGCTGCTAAAGTTTTAGCTCCCGTTTCTCGAAGATCACATCTAGCTCGTGGTTCTAAAATAGAACCTGGAAACTTACGTAAGTCACTTGGTATAATTACTTCTAAGAGTGAAAATCCAACTGTATTAGTTGGAGCTAGAGCTAAAGGTTCTAACAAAGGATGGTATGCGCATTTTGTACACGAAGGTGTGAATTTATATAACAAAGGGTTTAAACGTAAACATACAAAAGGTGCTAATGATCACGCAGCAAAAAGTAGAACGGCAGCAAATCCTTTTTTAAGAAAAGCATTTGATGCAACACAATCCAATGCAACAAACGATGCCGAACGTAAAATGGCGGCATTCATTCAAAGACGAATTGATAAACTTTCAGCACTATGATAAAAATATCTGAAGAAATTGTAAGCTTTCTCGAATTACAATCAGGATTCACTGACATAATGGGATATGCTTTATATCCGATTGCGGTTGTTGAAGGTCAAGGTTTCCCGTTTACAACTTATCGTATTGTCGAAGAGGTTCCAATGTCTAAGGATGCGAAAGGAGCAACGGTGCAACTATCGTTTTACTTTGGACCAAATGAGTACAAAAAAGCCGCGTCGTTTGTCGATGTAATGCAAGAAATTATCGAAACAAAATCAAATTACGAATGGGAATCTAAAACCGTCGACTTTTTAGAAGATGCATTTTCTTTCGTAGGAATTATTAATCTTAAAATAAATTAAATATGTCAGCAGGATCTATTTATAAAGGAAAAAATGTACGTTTCTCTTTCAATGGAGCAACGTTATATCATGCAACTAGTTGTAAGCTTTCTATCTCTACAAAGTTAGAAGAAATTGCAACTAAAGATACAGAAGGTACTGTATCAACTCCTTCAAACTACGCTTGGAGTATTTCAACTGAATCGCTAGTAGCTAACAAGCCATCAGGATCAAGTCAAAAAGATTTTATGGATATTGTGGCTTTGCAGCTTGCGGGAACCGAAATCGATATTGAGTTTACTGATGATGTAGCTGGGAACTTCATCCTTTCAGGAAAAGCATATATCGAAAGTGCCGATATTACTGCCGAAGTAGGAAATTCTGTTACAGGATCTTTTTCTTTAAAAGGAAATGGAAACTTAACTAAAGCAGTTGCAGCCTAATGACTGAAACGGTTATAACAATCAATAATAAAACCTTCAAGCTAAAATTTGGCTTGAAGGTTTTTAGATTGTTGGGTTCTCTTTGGGGAACGCCAACGTTGAACACTACTCTAGCTCGTTTATCGATTTTCGAAACGGCTACTGAAGATTTATCCTTTGAGCAATTGGATGTAATTTCTGATTTGATTATTTCGGCTATTGAAGCTAATATTGAAAATACGGAAACGCTTTCTCGTGATGAAATAGAAGATTTATTATTGACTGATACGGATCGAATTATGAAAGTAATACAAACTGTAATGAACGGATTGACCGCTTCGTTACCGCAATCAAATCCTATTCCTGCGGGAAAGCCGAAACCCGCCACGAAGAAAAAGTAGTTGAGCGTACCTGGGACGTTATAGAACAATTAGCACTGGGCGAAATTGGATTACAAATCGATTATTTCTATAACCTTACACCTCGTCAATACTACAACATCGAAAGCGGGTATGTAAACAAGCAAAATACCAGAACAAAAGAAATTTGGCATATTGCAAGGAGTGTGATGTATGCAAGTTTAGTACCACATTCTAAAAATTTAAAAGAAAAAGACATCTTGCAGTTCCCGTGGGAACAGGAAGAAAAACAATTTACCGAAGAAGAACAACAGGAACTGCTCAATGAAGTTGAAATAGTAAAATCCTTTTGGGAAGAACAGGACAAAAAAAAAGCCGCTAATTAATTTAGCGGCTTTTTTTAGTTTATATAAAGTAAAAACTTTATACCTTTTTTCGACTAGCCTCAATTTACTTTTACGGTTATTAAAAAGTAGAACAATGGCAGGTTTAGCAGCGATAAATATTAAGTTCAAGGCCGACCTTTCAGGCTTCAGTTCTGAAATGCAAACTGCTCTACGTGAAATTGACAAAGCGGGACAAAAGTTTCAGGCTATTGGAACCCAGCTTTCTACTTATGTTACTCTTCCTATTTTAGCTGCCGGTGGTGCAGCAATTAAATTTGCCTCTGACTATAATGAATCTTTAAACAAAGTTGATGTAGCCTTTAAAGGTTCGTCTGAAGAAGTGAAAAGCTTCTCAAAAACATCCTTAGAAAGTTTTGGTATTGCAGCGGGTACAGCATTAGATATGAGTTCCTTATTTGGTGATATGGCTACTTCTATGGGTTTACCTAGAAGTGAAGCAGCTAAAATGTCAACTTCATTAGTGGGTTTAGCGGGGGATTTATCTTCATTCAAAAATATTTCTATAGATGTAGCTACTACAGCTTTAAATGGAATTTTTACTGGTGAGACTGAGAGTTTGAAAAAGCTGGGAATTGTAATGACTGAAGCTAACTTACAGCAGTATGCTTACTCGCAAGGTATTCGTACTAAGATACAGGATATGGATCAAGCGAGTAAGGTACAGTTGCGCTACAATTACATCATGTCGGTTACTAAGAACTCACAAGGTGACTTTGCTAGAACTTCGGGAGGAGCGGCCAATCAAATGCGTATTTTTTCAGAATCCTTAAAGCAAGTAGCGCAACAATTTGGGGCTATTATTTTGCCTGTTTTTACAAGTTTATTACAAGGAATAAATGGGTTAATTACATCCTTTGGTCAATTGAGTGAGGGTACTAAAACGACTATTGTAATTCTTTTAGGAGTTGCTGCTGCTATTGGTCCAATTTTATTAGGCTTAGGGGCTATAATGTCTTTATTACCAACATTGGCTGCTGGATTTACTGCATTAACTGGTCCGGTAGGTTTAGTTATAGCAGGATTGGTAGCAGTAGGAGTGGTTGTAGCGACTAATTGGAAGCCAATTAAAAAAGTTTTAGTTGATATAGCAAACTATTTTATTGATTTATATAATAGTTCAACAATTTTTAGAGGGGCGGTAGAATTTATAATTCTAGCTTTTAAAAATATGTGGACTGAGGTAAAGTTTGTGTTTGGAGCTTTAAAAGCAACTTTTGAATTTACAATTAAAAATATATTTAATGGTTTTTCAACACTTGGAAAACTAATAAAAGCAATACTTACTTTTGATTTAGATGGGGTAAAAGCCGCTTTAAAAGATGGTTTTTCTACAGCTGGTAAAGATGCTTCAGAATATTACTCTAAATTAAAATCAGGAGTAAAAGATGCAGCGGCTGAAATAAAATCAAATCTTTCAACTGCGGTAAATAATACCTTCAATGGTAAGAAAATAAAAAAACTTACTATTCCAAAAGAAACAGTTGATGCTAAAGGAGTAGAAGAAGCAGTGGATGATTCTGTATCAAATGGTGCAGTTTCAGGTGCTAAAAAAGCAAAAAGAATAATTCAAGAAACAATTACAGCTCCAGAGTTGGCTCCTTCTCAAAATTCTAGTTCTTGGTATGATTCAAAGATAGCTGAACTACAAAAATTTAGAAATGAAGTAGCTACAACTGCTCAGCAGGTTAAGTTAGCTGATGAAAAAATTAAAGAGGTAGAATTTGAAAAGAGTTTACGATTTTCTCCTGAAGCAGTAATAAAAGTAACAGGTGGATTTGATAAGCTGTTAACTCAAATGAAAGAAAAGGCAGGAGGATTAAAAGCAGTTAGTGACTCTATGAAAACTACTGTTTATGATGTTTCAGCAACTATTGGTACTGCAGTTACAGAATTAGCAAATAATGCAGCAGTTGGTTTCGGCGAAGCTATTGGCGGTGTAATATCGGGAACGCAATCTTTAGGTAGTTTGTTTTCGGGAATGCTTGGATTAGTAGCTAATTTCATGAAAGATTTAGGAAAGCAATTAATCGCAATTGGTATTGCTCGTATTGCTTTTGATAAATTGAAATTTTCGGGTATTGGAGCTGTTGTTGCGGGTATTGCTTTAGTAGCTTTATCAACTGCTATTTCTTCAAAATTTAATCAAGCGCCTAAATTTGCTACAGGTGGTATTGTGGGTGGTTCTTCTTACTATGGTGACAAAGTTTTGGCACGTGTTAATTCAGGTGAGTTAATTTTAAACCAAGATCAACAACGTAATTTATACGGACAATTAGGCGGTGGTGCTAGCACTATTATTCCTGATGTTCGCATCCAGGGACAAGACTTATTATTGGTTTTTGACCGTGCTACTAATCGTAAAAATAGAATGGGATCATGAGCTACTACATCGACATAATCGACACGGCTAGTTCATTGACTAAATTAGTTTTAGAAAAGGCATCGGCATCCGGTATCACGCTAAAATGGAATGGGGGAGACGCAAAGGATGAGTTAGTGGTTGTATCTTCTGAGTTAAATTTTGATATGCTTTCACCGGATGCGACTGATGCGACGTTTATCAATCTATTTACTGGTGATGAAGAACGCTTTCGAGTAGAGCTTCGTGTTGAGGGTACAAATGATTTACTTTGGCAAGGTCATATTGTGCCTGATCAGTATTCTGAACCATATAAAAATGGTTGTTTTTTCGTAAGTTTTTCTGCTATGGATGGTCTAGGTCGTCTAAAAGGAAAATACTTACCTAATGAATACTATAGTGAGGAAAAATCAGTAATTGATATTTATTGCCAAATTCTAAAATTAACTGGTTTAGAATTGGATTTGTACTTTAATCCTGCAATAGAAAATTTTACCAATAAAAATTGGAATGCAATTTTTATTGATACGGCCAACTTTGCTGAAAAAAATAAAAAACAAACTGCTTTTAAAATTTTAGAAACATTATTAAAAGATACGCTTTGTGTTTGTTATCAGGCTGATAATCGTTGGTATATCGATGGGTTGAATACACGTCATTTACGAAAAGTAAATTATAAAATATTTGGATCTAATGGGGCTTATAAAGGAACTGCTGATTATAATCGATTATTGAAATCAGCTACTGCTTTACCTACGCCTCAAATTACAATGATTCCGCCATATAATGAAATTACAATTACCCATGCTAAAATAAAACCTTCTTTACCAACTACTTTGAGTAAGGAATCAAATGATGGATGGGCAGTAGTTACAGGTGTAGTAGGTGAAATAGATCCTTCAGACTGGATGAGTAATGGTGGTTTATATGCAAAGTGTAAAAAACCTGATTACTATGTAACGCTTTATAATAAAGCGGAAGAGTTAAGTGGTAGTAACTTAAATTATCCGCATGATAATACCCAATGGATTTCATTGAGAAAAAAGCTATTTATGGCTAAAGGTCAAAAAGCAACTATGGGGTTTAAGTTTAAAGTGGCTGAGTGGGAACAATATTCTAGTCCTCCTTCTAATTTAGATCTATGGAAAAATCCGTTTAAATATGAAATTATTTTTAATGGAGAGGTATTATATACTAATTGGGAGCTTAATCCAGGGGATATTACCGATCAAGAAAAAGTAATTTTTGATAGTAATACTGCTGAAGCAGAATTGAGTATTGAGCATATTTTTAAAATAGATGGATTATTAGATTTTAAATTTTGGCGACCATTTGGAACTGTAATGACTAACCATTTTTATGGTTATGAAATTAGAGAGGCTAAAATAGATATGATTGATTTTCAAGAAGAAGATAGTATTACGGATGTTATCAATGCTGAATTTACAATTGATAAAGAAGTAGAGTTAACTTTTGGTAATGATAAATCAGGAATTTCTAAAGGATTTTTATTGTCAAAATTAAAAAATGCTACTACTTTTTTTAATGAAATTGAAGTGCCTATTTTATATGGGTTTACTAAAAATGGAAAACATTATTCTGTAGTTCAATTAAAAGGAGCAAATCTAATTGCAGAAAATTTATATTCTGTTTATAAATCAGGGGTTTTAATCGTGGTAAATGGGGTAACATATAATTTTGAGAATGGGGAGCAAATGGTAGTTGAAACACCAGTTCCATACACTTCAGGTAGTTTTTTTGTAAAAAAATATGCGGTAGATGATGTAATTGAATCTCGTACTAACTGGTTGCAATGGACGGATGCAATCTATAAGATTGAAAATTTTAGTTATGCACAAACTGTAGCAAATATCTACCGTAGGCTTTTTAATGTAGCGCATGAAAAATTGGATATGACAGTTTTTAATGCAATAAAATTCAATGATATAATCTTGTTTCACTATGTATTTGAAAAGGATTTTTATTTATTGAATTGTGCCTGGAATTTAGATGATAATAAATCGACTTTGACTTTGGCACGTTCTAATTATAAAAATGAAAATACAAACCCTGAGGATGAAAATATCCCGCCGATTGTTTTAGCTGGAGATGATATTTATTTAGAAAATACAGCTACTACAACTGATTTGTTAGCTACTGCTTTTGATCCGGATGGGTATATTGTTTCGCAAGTATGGACGTTAATTTCAGGAGATACTACAATAGTAATTAATTCTCCAAATCAATTAGCTACAGCCTTACAAAATTTAATTGGAGATACATATACGCTTCAAATTCAGGTAACTGATAATGATGGAGCAACAGCTAGCGATTCATTACAAATTTTTAGGATTAAAGAGCATATTATAACATTAGATTTAATTGATGAAGTAATAGAAACTAATTTGTCTTATCCATCAATTGATAGAACCTATCAATTGAATTTTACTCCTGATCTACCGGTAGGAATGTCAGTTACATTACATGGAACTATATCTATT